CACCACCAGCATTCGCTACGAATGCAGAAGTACCTGGAGCAGCCGAAACATCACCATAGAATTCCCAGTAACGATTGATAGTACCGTTAGCGAATGCGTTTGCTACACCAGTGAATGAATCAGTCAGGACGATTGTAGCAGCATTTGAAGTAACAGAACCTTTAGTTTTGATTTTCAATAGACGGCTATCGATTTCAATTAGATCGCCGACATTAAGATTATCTAGATCTCCAGCACCAATGCCTGTAACGTCGACGTTAGAACTACCTGGAGTCGCTTTGAACGAGATGGTAGCTGAGCTGAAGTCGATGTTTGCAAAGAATGCAGTAGATGTATCGCAGACTGCAACTTTTAAGCTGTTACCTAGAGTACCAGCATAACGTCCCCAGTAGGTCGCATCAGAGTCTAGCGATGCAACTTGGAACGCGTCGTAGTTCTTGATTTGTGTGGCTGTGATTGTGCCTCCAGCAGCAGAACCACCAGCATTATATGCAGTAGAATCAGCAGCACGAGAAACGTATAGTTTATTACCGTAAGCTAAGAAGTTAGCTGCGGCGAAGAATGTTTCGAAGTTGCCCGATGTCGGTTTGCCAAATCTTGAAACAAGTTGTGTTTCAGAACTGACAAGAACGCGCTCTTCGATCGGACCCCAGTTGAATACACCTGCGATAGCACCTTCTGTCGAAGCTACGGCTGGTACGACTGTGGTCAAGTCGATTTCGGATACATTAACTCCAGGTGATACTTGGAATGCCATTGGTTTTTCTCCTTTTCAAGTAGAAACAAGTATTGTAATCTCTTGTGATATATTTAGTAAATTACGGCTTTTAGTAGAAAAGTTCCCGATCAAAATGGCTCATTCTGAAGCCATCCTCGATATCATTCATTCCATCATCGGAGAAAAAAGGCAACATATCATCTTCGAGTTGTTTTTCTTTTTCTTCCATCAGACTTTTTCTGATGTCGGTTTCTAATAAATCTTTAAAATAATTTTGATTAGTCATCCAAGCAAACAATACCAAACACATAACGAGGTCGTCGTGCTTACCATATTCGGCTTCATAAGACGTACCTTTACTTATAAAAGTAGTAAGTTCACTCAGGAGATCGAAGTCGTTGATAATCAATTTACTGTTTTCAATCAGAGCCTTCATATTCAAACAACCGACGCGCTTTGTCGGAGCGGTTGTCTTTAGACCAACTCTCGATTGTTTACTAAAGCCACCGCCCAGAACCTGACCTTTTCGACCAGTCTGAGTGACTCGTAACACGCCCTCGTTCTCAAAATCTGTAATGAGCATCTCGGCGATCTGTTGTCCGATGTCATTTGTTTCTACCAAAATAGGACAGAAATTATAGAACTTGTGTGCTTCATTAATAAAGTGCGGGAACATCTGAGGTTCTACCAGATTATCTCGATACAATGAAGCTACCTTATAAGGGAACTCGGTTACATCAATCACAATAAATGCAGAGTAGTCGCCACCGACTCCTCGCGCGACGTCTGCGGTCATGACATATCTTCGGTTAGGATCTGGCAGCGAATAGATTCTAGTAGATCCATGAACCGAAATAGGATCTTCATAAGACAGACGCTGTAGGCATTCAGCCGAAAGTAGCGTATTGCTAGAACCGAGGAATTCTACTTCATATTCTTGACGGAATTGCTCCGCCGAAGTATTGTCGATTGTTTCTTGTTTCCACTTCTCGTCACGACCTGGATATTCAGACCAGTGGACGTCGACCGCTGCATAGCTGTTGCGTTTCTTGATTGCATCCGTCCACAGCTTGTAGTACAGTTCCATACCGTTTGGCGTGGAGGTAATGATAATCTTGGTCTGTTTACCAGACGAAATTACAGGATAGGTAGCGGTAAAGAACTTCAGCTGAATGTGTGGTGGAATGTGAGCGAATTCGTCGAGGTACAGGACCGAGATAGACTTACCACGAATAGCAGAACTTGATGTAGGCGCACAGATAAACTTGGCGCCATTTTCCAAAGCGAAGCTTCGTTTGTTCCAAGCCACGACACCCTGTTGTAACCAGATTGGCAGGTTTTCGTATGCCATTTGAATACGGTCGAGAATTTCCTGCGCCGTATCCATTTTGTTAGCAAGGATAGCAATGTATGATGGATTGTCAGCGAACAGCCCTTCGTGCAACAGCAGACCAGTCGCGGTGGTGGTCTTACCCATCTGGCGACCGCATCGTACGATAGTGAAGCGATTTTCTTTTGCGGCTCGTACGAAACGCTTTTGGAAGTCGAACATCTTAAAGTTTACGATACCCTCGTCAAGCGAGATAATCTTTACATACTTTTCGCAGAAGTAGATCGGATCTTCTTTACACTTGATGTATTCTTCGATCTGCCAAGGTTGCCATTCGATTTGCATACCGACTGGCTTTAGAAGCGGATTACCGTTTACGCCATTATGAACAATCTCGATATCATAGTCTTCTTCCTGCATCACTGCACTCATTCATCTGACTCCAGATTCTTGGCGCGATCTTTTAAGAACTTCTGAAGTTCGGCAGTAGATCCGACGAAGAGATTATTATTTACTGTCTTAGGAGAACCATCAGTTGGTGCACCTCGAGCTTTATCAATATCTAATTTCTTCTTTCGAGTGTCGAGAAGATCTTTGTTAGTATCTGCCAGCGTTTTGATTAGCGTAGCAACTACCTCGTATGCACGTGGATGTTCGCTATTTTTAGCTAAAAGTATTAACTCGTCGAGAGCCTTATTACCTTTCTTCGCAAGTTCTTGTAGGTTTTTGCGCGCAAGCTCAAAGTCCTGCTCAGCGTCGTTTGTTTCTTCGACGACCACAGGAAGCTGTTCTTCTTTTTGTTCTTCGACCACAAGAGGATTCATTTCTAATGCTTTGGTCAAGTTATCCATAATACTGTTCATATTTTATGCATCTTCTATCGTTACGATATAGTCCCAGTCATCTGTGACTACGATGTAGTCTTTGTTAATTGTTAGAGTTGGATTAGATGTACCAGTTCCGTTGTAGGTCGACTGATACGTATTTGCTACTAAGTTGGTGCTAAATGCTGATTCAACTGTCATCGAGATATTATTGGTGACCGCTGTAACACGTTTGAATTGATTTGCAGCTTTTACATAATTACCCACTGCCATAGTTGTAGTGAATGTCGTATCAGAACCTGTGACTACGTTTCCAGCCGAAGAAATAGTTCCCGTCAGATTAGCAGTAGGAATCAAACCAGGAGTAAATGAGTAGGTCTTAGCTTCTACGTTCGCAGTACCAATAACAGAATCGAATCCATCGATAAAGAAATTAGTATTAGCCATCTTGATAATTTTCTTAGACTTAATAGGACCAAATAGGTAGCACTTCATCGTGAAGTCTAGAGTCCATATCAATGCTCGGCGAGATTCGTAGTCGCCGTCGTATGTGTCGTCTGAAGAAACAGAAACTAACACAAGAGGAATATCTAGCGTTATGTCCATATCATCAATTAGCTTTACGCTGTTGGTCCACTCTGGTGTAAAGAATGGAAGAATCTGTTCTAGAATCTGAGTTCCGTCTTCAGCAGACTTTACCATGATGCTCAACTGGAAGTTGATATCATAAGGAACTGGCGCATATACTAGACTTCTTTTGTTTGGATCTGTTTTGCTCGCCAAAGTTAAGCGTTGAACAGTTTTTAGTTTACGTTCGCCCGCATAGGTCATGGAAGTCATTTCGAATCCCATGTATGGAAGATTAATCGCGGTCGGTTTCGAGAATGACGGGTCGCTTTCGATTCGAGAAAGCAGTTTATCTCTTGGCGAATATGCAATAGGAACTTTGATTCGTTTCTGTGTTACACCCGCAGTATCACGACGCGACACGACGATGTTGTTGAACATCGTCCCAAAAACGACGACATATCTGCGTAGATGTTCGTGGTAAAATTCGTTACCAAACATTAGTAATTATTCCCTTCGGAGAATGGATCTATTTCAGTAAAATCAAGAATGCTCAATCCATCTGTTTCAAATTCTTGGTTCATAGCATTTGGATCGGTTAGGACTATATCTTCTGGATTTGCCGTGCCGATATCTACGTCCAACAGACCATAGACTTGATCAATATCTGGTATACCTGTTTCGAATGTTTCGTTGTTATACTCGAACAATTCGCAAGTCATATCCCATGTTTGTAGCGAGCCTAGCTGATAGAATATAGCTTCGTGCTCGACAAACTGAATCTTGTACATCTTACGATTAAGCGGGAACCAAATTAGATCTCCCTCTCGTGGTCTTACTAAGTCAGCTTCATTTATCAATACTTCAGAAGCGAAACTGCGACGCGAAACAGTAAAGGTAATTCGGTCGCGAATCTCAAGACCAAATTTCGACATAAAGTCGCCCTCGCCCTCAAAACCATCGACGTTCTTAATATACATTTCGACAGGATGAGCAGTATTAAATGTCGCTAATTCTTCTTCGCGGAATACCGTATCGCGATTTACAACGCGCTTCGGCAGATAATACAAATCGATGCCGTAGATTTTAATTGATTCTACAACCAAATCTTCGATAAGGTTTTGCTCCATCGAGTTTCCGAAGTTGTTAAAATAGAATGAAGTGGCCATTTAGATTCCTAGTGTACGACGATATACGGCAACAGAATTACTAGAAATACCAAGTAATCGCGAAGATTCTTTACAAGAAAGATGTCTAGTATCTATTAAGGCTTGTTTATACTTTATAGCATTTTCTTTAGAAGAAGTCATGTAGTAACCCTTGCATCTAGTCAATTTTTGTTCTGCTAATACCGCTCTTAACAGATGTGCAGAACAATTAAATTCTGATGCTATTTGTTTGATTGTTTTATTTGAGTTAATATAAGCTTCTACCGCAGGAACTATTTTTTGTCTTAAGTGCTTGGACCGATCTTTATTCTTCTTGGCGTTATTTTCTTTGTTGTATTTAGATATAGCTTGTTTTAGCTCTATGTTAGAACCACCAGCTCGTTTTGCAATTAGAGCACATGCAAGTATATCTCCTTGCTCAAAATGAATATTGTAATGTTCTTGTATAGAAACCAATTTTAGATTATCTATGCTGTTGTTATGGTGATTTCCATCTATGTGATGTATTTCGTATGAAACACCATTTTCATCAAACGGTATTGGTCCGAAAGCATCTTCCCAAATTTTTCTATAATTTCTCATTTATCCGATCATGTCAATATTCGGAAGTGAGAAACTGTTTAGCATCTCATCTTCTAACTTCTGTCTTTCAGCTCGCGCATCATCCAGTATCTTTTCGCCATTAAATTGGACTCCACCAGGAAGATTCAGACCAGTGAACTTGGTTAAATTTCTACCCCAGTTTTCTGCAATAAGAACGGTACAGTAATTCTGCAGCCAACGATCGCCCCAAGCATCAGTCCAGACATCTGGGTCTACGATTTCATATGCTTCGACGATAATATATTGTCCCACGTCTACCTTGTTCCAATCCATGTCAATGTGCAGTCGGTCGCGATGGCGCTCGTAGCGAATAGGTTGCTTACCAACCAACAGTTCTTCAAGGAACTGAATGTGTTGCATAGCCATGTAGTATGGAACCATAGACTGCGAAGTCAACGTGTACATATCATTCAAAGCGATCTGATAACGAATGTTGAATAGATTATTAGTATTAACCGCGTCGCCGATATCAAAAATATTGATGGCTCCGATAATATTCTCGGGCATCGTGATATACTTGTCTAGCTTGTTTTGCTCAGTAACAATGTGCTTGTAGTAAGTTTTGTGCGAACCGTCAAAGTGATAATCCCAGTAATAACGAAGCGACTCGTCGATACGGTCTTCGACTTGGTCGTCGTCGACGTTAATTTCGATGACTGGTTTGCCTAGCTTGCGCAGGCAATATTCTTTGAAAGCTGCTCGTGATGATGGGACTGCCATTTGTTTCTCCGTATTATGCTAGGATCTCTCGGATATCCTTTATCCAGTATTTAGTAGCTTCGCCGTTTCTCTTGATTCTCTCAAAAGTAGAAGAAGGGATATATTTCTTTACTTCTTTTGCATATTCTAGGTAGATATCAAACGGATAACCAAAAGTTTCTTCTGCATGTAGATCCTCGTATTTCTTAATCGATGGCATCCAAAAGTTAATAACGCTCGCTTTCGCAGACTTAATATTATGCATCAATGTTTCTCGAGCAGATATCGCCGTTCCGATAAGCGCGTCGTGTTTCATATTATACTCGCGAGGAAGCAGAGCAATTTTCTTGGTATTAGATAATTCCCGAAGAAGAGCAGAATCATTAATGGGAATACCGAGTACGTCAGTATCTAAGGCAAATGCATTAGAATCATAAATCGTGTCGTTTTTCGGAAGCCCAATCA